TGAATATACACCATCTACAAAAAAAGAAAAGGGGTCCGAAGACCCCTTTTTCTGTTTCCGTTTGCTTACGCGCCGGGAGAACCGTAGATACCACGTGGGTCAGACCAGCCGAAGCTGTAACGCTCACGGGCCTTGTAACGGACGTTACCAGTGTCAAAGTCGCCTTCAAAGGCAGTTTTGATTGGTGAACGCTCGAACATTTTCAAGCCGTTAGGTGCGTCGGTCATCAAGAACCAAGCGTTGGTGTCTGTCAAGAAGTGGTTGACAGCGTAGCCTTCTGGGACCAAGCCCATAGACTTGATGGCGTTGACATCGTTATCAGCAGAGCTGGTACGCAATGTCGACTTCATCAAACGCTCTGCCGTAAATTGGAGTTCCTTAGGAACAATCATCTTACGAACAGTCAAAGCCACGCGCAAGCCACGTTCGTCAGTGAACGCTGCCACGTCGATGATGCCTTGCTCGAGAGAGGTCTCGTTCAAGTCAGCAGGGACAGCAGGAGTGTTGCTGAAGTTGGGGCCCAAAGCAGTTGGGTGAGCGGTAGAGCACAGAGCCACGCCGTCGCCGCCGGCATAAGCGCCGCCAGTGAAAGCGTTATTCAGCACAGAAGCGCCTTTAACTTGCTTGGTGTTAGCCATTGAACGAGCCAAAGCCTTGGTATAACGGCCAGACAGACGGTCGTAGAGGTTGTCCTCAACGGCTTCTTCTGTCAAAGCGAACGCCATAGCGATGGTTTCGTGTGTGTAGCGAGCAGTGAACGATTCGATAGCGTTGTCATATTGCAAGCCAGCGCCTTCAGTTTTCACTGGGGCAGTGCCGAAGCCTGTCAACATAACTTCTTCTTCGAATGCACGGTCAGAAGTCTCGATTGCAAAGATTTCTTCGTGCTCGTTTTCGTAGCGCTTGTACTCCAAACCGAACAAAGCGTTCAGGCCGGGCTCTAGTTCTTTAACTAGTTGGGAACGTGTAATAGCCATGATTATGCTCCGTCAGATGCAACACCGACGCTACCGTACTGGTGTTGGTTGAGTTTTACAACTACGACTGCGTAGTTACCAAATGCATTTTCAGGAGATGTGTCGATACCAACAATCTTGAATGTCAATGCGGCGGTTTTGGCGATAGAAGCAGAGCTCAAAGAGCCTGCAGACACACCAGAGGTGGTGCTACCAGTAGTGGAAGCAGTTGGGTCAGCGTTCTTACCGATGTTAGCGGCAGCGACAGAGCCGTCCGCTTGCACCAAGAACAATTGACTTGGATCATCCAACACTTCACAAATGATGATGCCGTTCTCGGTCGTAATGCTACCGGGGTAGTAGTTCTTCCAAGTTGGCTTATTTGCACGGGTTGGATCGTTGTATTGAACACCGTTGAAGACGCCTGTTGGGGCGGCGTGCGTGGATGCGTCATACTTGATGATGTAGCCGTCATACACGACGACTAAGTCGCCCTGATAGATGGCTCCGGCCTGACCGTTAGCAATCGAGTAGCCATACTGCTTTTGAGCACCAGTGGCCGACAAGTTACCGACGGGACGCAGACCAAAAGGCTTATTTACGTTTGCCATTTGTAGCTCCTACAAGTTGTGGTTATCAACCTTGCGGTTGACGGAATGTTGTGCGCGAACTCCGCTCTGGAGATTGGATTCGCATTGAAGAGTGTGCGTTTTCACGCATTAACTCGTTGTCCACTGCCGTTAACTGTTCCTGAGCCTTCTTACGGAAATATTCCGCACGTTCTGCAAGTGTTTCCTTGGGGATTCTTGCAAGCAAGAGGCCACCAACAGAAATCACGCCGACGTGCTTTCCGTCCTCTACTGTAGGAAGCATGTCCTGATATTCCTCAGGTACTTCCTCTAAGCGAACGAGTTCATAACCTTCGCGCAACTTAGAGTAGACGTTTTGTTTGTCTGAGTGGCCGTTGACTTCTGCACGAATCCAACGATGCTCAAACCCTTCAGGGGCAGGAGGCGCGTCAAGACGTGAAGGAGGTGCCCATGGCTTGCGTCGCTCTTCTTTAGCACGACCAGTCGTGTTGCGGGAGGCGCGATCGATAGTAAGTTCTTTGCTCATGTTTTATTCCTTTACGTACTTGGCATATTCCTCAAGAGGAACGCCCAGTTTTTTTGCAATAGCAACCTGACTCGGCGAAAGCCGGACAGTTCTGCGCGCACTATTCATTCCCGAACTACGGGTAGCAGGTGCAACAGCCGGCGCGGAACGCTGTTGTCTGTTTGTTGGTGTCTCGTCCTTGAAGTGTCTTGGGAACTCATCACGGAGTCGACGATCCAATTCAGTATAGTACTCGTCGGAGTTAGGGTCAACCCCTTCTTCTTCAACAAGTGTTTGATGTATGCCCCACGCGCCGTACGTTAACAAGCGCTCTTTGCCAAACCACTCATTACGAGCGGCCCAGTCTTCCGCTTTCGCGTTAGGCTGTGGACGAGGTGCTTGCTGTACCTGTTGCTGTGGTACATACTGCTGTTCTCTTTGTGGCTGGCGCTGGGGGTCTTGGTCCTGCAACCAACCAGACACTTGGCGCTGCTCCATTGCCAGCATTGCCAGCCGCTCTTGAGCTTCTGTTTCAGTATCAACATCGTTTTCTTCACGTGCTCTTTTAATGATCTGACGCAACTGGATTTGCTGGGTATCCAAGCGAGCTTTAGCCTCATTTAAACGGCTGTAGTCCGTTTGCACCAGCTTTTGCTCAAGCGTTTGTGTCTTGTTTTGCAGGCCTCGCGCAAATTCAACTGCAGCCTGCTCACGGCGTTCGGCTTCGCGCATGCGAGCAGTGAGCTTCGCTATACGCTTTTGGACGCCCTCATTGATTGAGTTTAATTCGTCGCGATGCGAATTATTCTCATTTTCAGTTTGTGTCGCTTGTTGTTCTTCGGTCTTAGGGGTTTCCGCAATAGCCACATCCGTTGCTACTTCGTCTTCCCCCAGATTAAATTCCAATTGATCGTTTGATAGTTCGTTTGCCATTGCTTACCTCATATGTGCAGAATATCTTCTGGGTCCTTGATCGTCGCCAAGATTTCGTCATCGTTTAGGATGCGAATCTCGCCGCCGTCGATGGCCATCCGCGCACCCGCGTAACGACCAAAGATGATCCAATCGCCCTCTTTACACCACGCTCCCGTGGGGAACTTCGCTTCGTCTTTGTAGGCGAGCGGGCCAACAGAAAGCACATACGCGCACGTAGTGGTCAATTGTTGGCGTTCTAGGGTCTGATCGGCTAATTCAATACCACCTTTGGTCTTTCGGGCACCTCGGTATGGCAGGACAATCACGCGCCAGCCAGTGGCTTGAGGCAAGTGCTCTCGAATACCAGAGACTTGCTCATCGTGATCTTTACGAGCTTCTGCTACGGCAATGGCATCTGCCGTGGCCTGTGCGACGGCGGCAGCGGCTTTCTCAGCCTCTTCCAGCGCCCATTTCTCTTCCAGTGCAGTCATTTCAGTCATCTTAGGTCCTCTTGTAGGTCGGGGTTTTTGCTGAGAAGAGTGTTTAGCCCTTCTCTCACAAATCTGTAACCCTCAAGACGGCCCATTAGGAACCTGTACTGCTCCATATCCCGCACTTTCCCAGAAACCAAAATGTCTTGCGTCTCGCGCTCAAGCTCACGAATGGTTCTGTGCAGGTTTTCAACAAACTCAAGCATGGATAACTCCAATGAAGCAGACAGATAGGCCCCTGTCCGAGGGTTGTGTGCACATTATGCACAAAAAACTACGCAATTTTTACTTTTTTGAACGCATCTTTGCGATAAACGTACTTAACGCCCGGTTTTTCTACTGCCACTTTACTCTTTGTTGGAGTTTGAGGGAGTTTGCTGGGCTTGTTCTTGGGTTTTGAGACTTTGATAGAGGTCGGCGGCATGTTGTATTCCTTGTTGGCGTAATTGAGTATCGTGTTTGTACCCGTCGTGAGACAACTGAGATGAGTGTTTTTGATTTTCCTGCTGCAGTTTGATGGCATCCATCATGGCCTTTTGGTCTTGCGCTTGCTTTTGCAACGCCAAACGTGCTTGGCCTTCTTGTTGGTCGGCTTGCTCGGATTGCTGCTTGAGCTGCAGTGAGGCCTTGTCGTTTTGATCTTTTGCCTGATCGCGCGTAGCGCCTTGCTGCAGTTCCTGCTTTTTGAGCTCGACCAAGGGATCGGTCTGAGGGCCAGCCAACTGTTCTTGCTGCTTTTTGACTTCTTGGAAGTACTGCGCAGTCTTGACAGCCACCATGGCTTCGCGCTGCAAAGCAGACACCAAACTTTCTGGGTCGGTACCGTACTGTTGGAACAACTCGGCTTCCACATCCTCTTCCGCTTTGAGTTTGATGTGCTCAAAAATGTGTTTTTGGATGTTTACTGCCACGTTTGGCATGCCCTGCATCATTGGAGACAAGCCAAACATCAGGTGAGCCATGATGTGGGCGTCGTGCTGCTGCCCCGCAAACGCCTTCAATGGAGAACCGTCCAAAGCCTGTGAGTTTTCGCTGACAGGGTCTTTTGGCTTGTCAATGTTTTGGCTGTTGAGGATTTGGTCAATATCGCGCACGCCAATCGCCTCGTACATGCGACGATAGGACTCGTACATGTTGTGCATTTGTGGCGCGCTCTGAGCCAACTGCAACTGCGTCTGCGCCATGGTGATGCGCTGGGCCACAGAGAAGATGTTGGGGTCAGAAACAGGCAGTACATCGATGCGGTCATCAAAGTCTTTTGCCTTGATCTTGCGGCTTTCGCCGGGAACGTCGTATGGGTACTCTGGGGGCAGATATTCAGAGAAACCTTTGGCCAACAATTGGAATTCCAACTTCTGGCTGTAGTGCAATCGCTTGTGGATTGAAGACATGACCGCGCTGCCCTTTTCCAAGAGCGCAATCGTGGTACCTACGGCCGCATTTTGGTTGCTGTCACCCACTTGCATGTCGGTGATGCTCGCCAAACGTCTGCCAGCGTCCACAGACGCGCCTAGGAGCGCAAAAAGCGTCTGGCTGGGCTCTTTGTATGGTAAAGGCAAGATAGAGGCTTGTAGGTCCGCTCCGCCCACGTCCATATCGCGCCACTCACCGGGGCTTAATGGAACGTCATCATTCATGATGCGCGCGCCCTTGGCTTTAAAGCCTGCTGGCAAGTTAGCCAAGGTGCCGGAGTCAATCAACTGCTGCAATGCAGAGGTTGCTGTCTTTGACAGGCCGCCTACCAAGTGCAGGAAGCCTAAGCCGTATGCGCCGGGGCCTTGCACAAGGAGGTAGTGGACGTAGTATTGCTTGCGCTTGAA